GTTACCTTTGTAGTGTTATCAGTAATTTCAGTATTAATTGAATCTGCTAGTTTATCTACAGTAATTGAATCATTAGGAATATCTGCTGATGTTACTGGAACTCTTGCTGGTTCTTTGCCTAAATATGGCATACTATATCTCCTATGGTGTGATTTCCATTATGCTAAGTATAGCATCTACTGCGTCTGTTACAGAACCTTTAACTTTAACGATGTCTCCGGCTTCTAAGATAATCTTGTTACCTGCCATAATTTCTACAGAAGAACCAGTTGGTAAAGGAATATCTTTGACAACGTATACGTCATCTGCATTCTCACCAGAAACAGCTGCTGTTACTATTTGGACATCAGCGGTTACCGAAGAACCCTTGACGTTAGATACAGTACACCCTATTATTACCGTTGTGGTAGAGGCTGGTACTGTGTATATCGCAACTAGCGATGCGTCTATGTTAGCCTTTGTTTTTAGTTTAAATGTATTTGCCATTTCTATTTCCTATATTATCCAAGAGCAATAGCCATAGCTACTGCATCTGGTACTGCTAAAATTTGTAAATCAACATATGCTTTATTAGAAGCATGATTTGCTGATGAAGGGTTTCCACTTAATGTTAATGCACCTGTCATAGTACCACCTGCTTTAGGTAGAGCAGCATTAGCAGTTGTGTTTGCTGTAACGCCAGTAGCAATATCTGTATTAATTGAGTTAGCTAGTTTAGCTGCTGTTACTGCATCGTCTGCAATAGTCAGTGCAGTTGAACCTGTTACGTCACCTGTGTGAGTAGCGTTAGTTACTTTAGCTGTATTATCAGTTATTTCAGTAGCTTGGCTAGATGTTATACCTACTTTAGCTGTATTTGCTACAATAGCATCTGATTGAGCAATTGTTATTCCTGTTTTGTTTGTGTTTGCTGTTATAGCATTAGCCTGACTAGTAGTAATTCCTACTTTAGCTGTATTGTTAATTATATCTGTCTCTTGACTAGAAGTAATTCCTACCTTAGCTGTATTAGCAGCAATAGAGGTTGTATGAGAATCTAGTAATGCACCATCTATAGATACATTTCTTCCATCAACAGTTGTTGAACCACTCATAACAATATTGCCAGTCATAGTTCCGCCTGCCTTTAATAAGACAGTATCTAAAGATACAACTGTAACTTGCCATGTGGATCCATTATATATTCTTGTTTCGTTTGAGCTTGTATTAAAGTACCAATCTCCTGCTGATACAGCAACACCATTATTGTCTACTGTAGGATTAGAGCTTTGAGCTCCAAGATAAAATTCATCTATTGAATCTTTAGTAGCTGCTGCTTCTGCTGCACTTACTGCTGCTGCTGTGGCGCTATTACCAGATGTAGTAGCACTTGCTGCTGATGCTGTAGCCGAATCACTTGATGAAACAGCTTCATTACTAGCTGTAGTAGCACTCGCTGCTGCTGCTGTAGCACTTGCTGCTGCTGCTGAAGCATCGCCAACAATACTTGCTGCACTTGCTGCTGATGCTGTAGCTGAAGTAGCTGATGCTGTAGCACTTGTTGCAGCAGCAGTTTCACTATTTCCCGCATTAGTTTCTGCAGTTTGAGCATTTGTTCTTGCTAGTTCAGCTGCTGTCTTAGCTGTTTCTGCAGCTGTTTTAGCAGCGTCAGCACCTGTCTCAGCTGTTTGTGCTGCTGTTTTAGCAGTGTCAGCTCCAGTCTTAGCTGTGTCAGCTCCAGTTTTAGCTGTGTCAGCACCTGTTTTAGAAACGGATGCTGCATTCTCTGAGACTAGAGCTGCTGCTGCACTTGCTGCTGCTGCTGCTGCGTCTCCTGTTATACTGGCTGCACTAGCTGCAGCTGCAGTTGCTGCAGTTTGAGATAGAACTTTAGATGCTGCACTTGCTGTTGCTGCTGTTTCAGCTGCTGTCTTAGCAGTTTCAGCTCCAGTTTTTGAAATAGCTGCTTCATTTTGAGAGACTAAAGCTGCTGCTGCGCTAGCTGCTGCTTCAGCTGCAGATTGATCAATAGCAACTGTAGTACCTTCAGCACCATCATAAAAAGAATTTCTTGACATAATATCTCCTATAAAAGAGGTGAGCTAAATCGAGAAGCAAATCCACCACCTTTCATGCTTGCCCTAACTTCTTTTTGATTTAATGAATTAATTTTTGTTTGCATTAATTCTTTGAATTTCATTGACATTTCTATATCACCTAAATATACAGAGGCTGCGTGACAAGCAGCATAAAGAATTATTTCAAATTCAGTTAGAATGTATGGTATAAATTCTTTATGTGCTGTTCCAGTTCCTGAGCCAACACCTGTTGCTTTAAATTTAACGTCAACTGTATTGGATGCAGCACCTATTGATGTAAAACTAGTAGTACCTACAGTTTTAATCTGATAATATTTACCAACAATAAAATTACCTGCTGTTACAGAAGGCAATGGATAACTTCCTACTGAATCTTCTGCCCTAAAAAAAGTCATTATGAATGTTCCACCAGCTTTTTGTTCGCCATTTTCATCTGTTAATAAAAAATTATTTCCTTGTCTTGTGTAAGCGTGGCTAATTCTATTATTACTAAAAGTTTTAGAATCAACTCTACTTAAAATTTTAGTTAGGTCCTTATCAGCATTGTCTAACTTTAGCTCTATCATTTCAAGAAATCCGGATGGTATAACTATACTTGAGTTAGTAGACGTAACAGCAAATGACTGTATTACTTCTAAAGGCGGAATTCTAAGTTGTTCATAAATAGTTGCATTGCCTATAGCAATAAAATCGTCTATCTTTGCATCAGTTAAATCTGACCTGTTCAGCCAGTCAGCTACTCCTGCTCTTAAAGTAACTTGGTCTATAATAGTAGCCATTTAATTCTCCTAATGGAAATACATTAAGTGAGGATAATCTCTCTTAATAATTGTTTTAACCTTCTTGAGGTCGTCTTTGGTGCACTCAGTATCATGGATATTTATTCCATATTTAGTGTGAATGTCAAGTGCTACCGAATCTGGTATTGTACAGAAAGGCTTAAAGCCTGTATCTGCTTTACTTCTAAATGCGGATTTGTGAACTTCTCTCATATGTTTAGCATATTCTAAATGGGGATTAACATCTTGAGTAACAGCTATGCCTCCACTTACTTTTCTAGTTCTTAAATCAAATTTATAATCTTTATCCATTATATGCTCCTATTAAAAGATAACCCCCATCCGAAGATAGGGGTTAAAGTATAAAACTATAACCTGTGTTAGCTTATTATATTAAGCTACACCAATAATAGTTCCATTTCCTGTTGGTGACTTAGCACAGAACGTAAGCTCTTGTACTAAATAAGAACGTAGTGAATCACCGTCCTCATTAATGTCACGGAAGTGCGCTGGACGAAGTGTGTCCATTGACATAGTAGAAGGATCGTATACAAGTACTTCAGAGTTACCCATTAAGTAGTTGTGTACAAGTTCAACATCACCAAAATCAGACTCATATAAGTCAATTGATTGGCGAAGCTTTCCTTTTTCATCAATGTTACGTCTAACGTTAGTTCCTGTGCCAGTATTAATAAGGTCAGAGAATTTGACTTTATTAGTAGTTGACATCATTACTTTATTAGGAGTCACTGAAGTTACGCCATTAATTTGACGTAGCATTTCATTGACGTCTGCTAAAGTAAATGCAGCAGCAGTATGAGCAGTCTGTGGAACAGCAACGTTAGAACCGTCACCAGCACCAGTTATAGCACCTGTACCAATAGCTGCAGCAGCAGTACTAGCAACAATGTTAACAGTACTGTAAGACTGGTATGCACCCATTAGGCGAGCACCAGCTTTAATGTTACCAGCAGCTGTAGCAGAACCAGTAGAGACTTGAGCAGAAACCATAGTTACTTCTAGGTCTCTTGCCATTTCTTTACCACGCTTCTCAGTCTGATATTTGAATTCAGACTTGCGACCAGCTTTGTCAACCGATTCTAACGTTCCAGAAACTTTGATACCTTTAGTCATTATCTGAGTTCTGTTGGTTATACGGGCAACTACTGGAGATGCACTTGCAGAGTAAGCTGAACCTTCAACTTCTGCTTGAACACTAGCAGCTTCTAGAGTGTCAGTTGACCACTCATGTAAAGTTGCTGATGCCTTACCTTTTCCGATAGATGACACGAAAGGTGTCATATCTCTAGATATCGAAGATATCCAGTTTGCAAGGTCTTCTCTTTGACCGCCCTGCGTAGTCGTTGTAAAATTTGTAGCCATTATATTTCCTGTGTAAACAAAATTAGCTAACTAAAAATATCGTCAATAACATTATCGAAGAGTACTGCCCTGTCTTTCTCAGATGCTCTCCCTTTACTAACGTTCTTTCTAGCAGCTTCTACCTTGTTGGATTTCTTAACATTTGCTGAATTAACCTTCTTCGTAGGTACTCTTTTAATTGTAGCCTTTTTTCTTTTTACTACACCTTTTTCTGAGCCTTCTTTTAATCTACGATATCCGTCAAGTACTTTTACTACTATAGGGTCTGTTATATTATCTAATATTTGCTCATTTATTCCTAAGCCTAAAGCAAATTCTCGATTTTTTAACGCAACTTTTTCTGACCAATCTGGAATATGAGTACTAATTTCTTCTTGAAAAGCTTTAATTGATTCGTTAAAATCATTTTGTCTTTGTTCCGAAATTTTATTACTCATAGTTGTAACCACAGAGTCTCTATTGGCTTTACGAGTACGATATTCCTCATTTGCTTTCTCTAACTGTCTATTCAGTTTACCAGCATCTCGGTCATCCTCGTCATAAGCCTCGTCAACCTTATCCTTCAAACTTTGAAGAATTTGTTGGTCTTTCCCGTCTTCTATCTGTAGTAGCTCAGAGTTTATTTGAGCAAATAATGCAGATTCTTCCTTAGCTTTTGCTAAGTTCTTTGTTTGTTCAGCAATTTCATCCCCTTTTTTTGACTGGCTTTGCTTTGTTTGATAACTAGCAACGAGTTCTTCCATAGATACTTCAGATTGTTCTCCGTCAATTTTAACGGGAACTTTGAATTCCATGTCGATATCGCTCTCATCTTCTAAATCAGAATCTTCTTGGGTAGCGTCCTCGGACTCATCCTCATCTTCTTCATCTTCTTCTGTGTCACCATCTTCCGCATCATCAACTTCATCAGCGTCCTCTTCAGTGTTGTGATCTTCACCTTCAAGTTCTTCTGTCGCTTCGTCACTTTCTTGGGTAGCCTCATCAGGTTCTAAACCTAATATTTCATCCGCCAAGGCATCGAAATCGAAATCATTAACAGACGACTCATCCGTTTGGGTAGCTTCGTTATTTGTTTCTGACATTTACTGTCTCCTATATAATAAGAGAGTTTATTATAACTCTCTGTCATCAATCAATCATCAAAGGTTTATAATAAAACCTCTTACTTTTTCTCGCTTGGTTGAGCTGCAAGTAGCTCTTGTAAAGTTTTTCTACATGCCATTAAATTATTAAAATCAAATGCATTACCGTTTGCACTTCTTCCACCAGAAAGAAGAGCTAAAGTAGCTTTTATTTGAATTTCAACATTACCTAATGCTAGTTCTAGAATTCTCTTATCATCCATCATTCAGCCTCTAGTTGTTTTAACTTGTTATCTTTTGCTGTAATAGCTCGCTCTATATTACCTATTACAGCCCCTTGACTTATAGCTAGTTTATAGATAAACTCTCTACGTTCAGTTTCAAAATGCTTAGTTTCTAACCATTCTTGAAATAGATTGTTAAGTATATCTTCTGTAACCATAGTCATGGTATCCTTTATCTCACTGCTTTGATACCCTTTTGTAAGGGTTCTTTGAGCATCATCATACACGGATACCTTTTTTACTTTACCATCCGAATCTTTTTTATGATTTGGATGTCTATTATAATCGCTTTTTGTCATCATTCATCTCTCATCTATTATTGTTCCATTTCTGAGTCGGGCATCATTGAGCCGTCTGGCATTTGATGCGTTCCTCCTCCTTGTTCTCCCATCATCATTTGTTGTAACTGTGATGGGTCTATACCTGCTTGCTGTGCCATCTGCATAGCTTGTTCAGGATTTTGTTGTGCCATTTGCATTATCTCTTGCATTTGTTGTTGTTGAGCTTCTTGTTCTTCTTGTTCCTCTGTATCTTGATACAAACTTTGGAAATCCATAGGTAGCTTTTTAGGTATTGTAGCTCCTTCTGTACCCATTGCTTTAACAGCAATTTCAGCCCACTTACGATTACTTTCATCTTCGGCAGTAAGTAATTGTCTCTTATTATCAATCTTTTTATTATCTATTTCTGCTTTAATTAATCCAACATTAGCCTCAGCAGTTTTAACTTCCATTTCTCTATTTTCTTGCTCAGTTTGTTGGGCTTTACTTTTCTGTTCTTCTGCTTGCTGCTGCTGCTGTTGAACTTGTTGTTGTCCAGCTTCATTTTCTGGGTCTATTAAAAATCTAGTAGGGTCTAATCCCATAGTTTTTAATACATCCGTAGCTAAATTAAAAGATGCCATTGAATTTACATAGGGTGCCGAGGAAGGGTCTGCAGCCATTGCTGGTAACATTGTGGCTAACTGTTGTAACTTGATTCCCATCGACTGATTAGAGTTCTCACCTAGGTTTGCCTGAACCTCTAGGTCCATATTATTAGGCAACATCTGAAGATCCTCTGGCGATATAGAAGCATAGCCCTGCCCTGATTTATACCTCTGAGGATTCTTCATATTAGATTTCATCTCTCTAAGTATACCTCGACACAAATCTTTGATACCACTCTCTACAAATCTGCGTGCAATATGCTCTATACGTACCTGTGCAGCACTTTGAGCTCCTTGCATTTTAGTTTCTGAATTACCCGACACGTATAACGTATCGTTCAGACCCATAGCAGTCTTTGTAAGACCGGTAGCTTGCTCTTTCTGTAACCCTAAGAATTCTAACATGCCTGAAGTTCCTGGGCTGATAGGTTCTGGTTGTAGTTGCTGCACAGCAGCAGCTGGATTACCATTAGTAGCAATGATTTGTTTAGGCATTGGGTTCTGTAAGGCAGAGAAATCAACTACATTTGGATCGGCTAACGTTCTACCGTAATTACCAAAGTAAACATTCTCTACGAAACCTCTTAGTATAGCAGTTGTAGCTTGTGTTTGGCTACGTGCCATATCTAATAAAGATAAGCCGTAAAATTCGTGTGGTATTTCTATTGGATTTAGCATAGCTAGAGGTATATAGCTTGCATCATCTTCTTGTAAGATAGTGTCACCTACCTTAATAATATGCTTAAGTTCTGCTATTCCATCCCCGTCTCTGTCTGTTTTAATCCAACATTCAATTACCGTTACTTCTATATTTGCTTCTTCTTCGTCAGTATCTGCATTTCTATCCCAAGTCATTATACCTGCAGCATCTTTTCTAGCAAATTTTTCTGTATTAAAGTCTTGATGATTTTCTTCTCTTAAATCGTTTATATCTCCAGAGTAATCAGGAAACATTATTCTAATATCTGAACGAGTCATGTCTGTTACAGTTGCAATGAATTTAGAATCCTTTACAGATGTAGCATTATGGTCAATTATGAATGATTCAGGTGGAACATTTGTTAATTTAACACCTGAATTATCAATTGTCTTACGCAATCGAACATTATTAAAAATTATTACATTATTTTCAGGAATACTTAGTTCTTCATTAACTTCTAGGTCTCCAATAAGTTCTAGCATAGGGTCTGCTAGCATTTGGTCTAGAGATGCTTGGTCAATTACTTCAAATTCTTCTATTTCATAATAAAAATCTTCTTCCCATCCCCAAGTTATAGCACTGTTACCTAAAACTACAGCACTCTTTAACCATGTAGAGATTTTTGTCCATCCATCTGAATTAGAATTAAATAAACAGTAATTTACTACGTCACTTGCCATCTGTGCTCTCTTAGTAGAGCCAATATCGTCAGCATAAGGCACAAACATAGCTAATTTGTTGTTATCTATTAGTAGTTTTGTGAGTAATGCCGTATAACCTTCAGCAACTTCTGCACTATCTGATGAAACAATCTTAGAAACACCCTGCGGAGCTAAATCACCCCTAGGTTCTAGGCTCATTTCGTATATTGAGTTTTCCCTTCTTTTATTTACAGCAGAATCTGCCATATATCCGCCAGAAGAATTGCGGATGTACTTGTCAATTGTATTAATCAACTGATCGTCTGTGACTTTCTCTATTTTATGACTCATTCGCTCTCTCTCTATGTTAAATTATTTTGAAAATTGTTTCCAAATATTCATTTCATTATTTTTGTAGTATTCATCCATATATTCTGGAAGTAAACCCTTATTATATAATTTTCTTTTAAAATCTGCATCAAACTGACGGTTTTTATCAAAGTTATCATACCACTTAAAATCTTCCATAGCTTCTTTATATTCTAATGCATCCATGCCTTCATAATTTCTATTGAAAATTTCTCCACTAGCTTCACCTGGAATATATTCAGTTCCAAAGCTACCTGAATAATTAGCACCTATGTCTTCAACTAATCTAGTAGTAGCATCTCTAAAACCATCTATTCCTATTGCTCTAGGATAACCCTGTTCGTTAACCAGACCTGCAGTAAAAGCTGTTGTATCTCCTATTGCTTGTCTTAATCCATCTGGTAAATATTTTCCAAATTTATTTTCACCAATTTTATCAGCTACTGTATCACTTGCATTAGAAGCAGCAGACATGTGTCTTGCTCTAGAAGGTCTGCTTGCATCAGTAGGATTATTATTACCTTCATATTCATTTAAAATTTTCCATATAGAAGGTTCTTCTGTTGAATCTCGAAACCATGGGAATTTTTTATCTATGTAAGTTCTAAATCCAGTACCTTCTTTATTAAAGTTATTCATTGTTAAACTAGCAGCATTTTCATTATCATTAATAGCTTGTTTTATATATTTGCTAACTTTAGTATTATTATTTTTTATTTTTTCAAGAGGCGTTTCTTTTCGTACTTTAACTCCCATTTACTTCTCCTATAACCAGTGAGTCTCTTTATGAGTCTCGCTATATGCATTAGTCTCACCCCAACTAAACCGGTTCATTGTTAATTTATCTCCGTCTGTTCTATAAGCTTCACAACATATAGCTAATGACATTACAGTATCATCATGTTTTCCTACAGCAGCTCCCATTTTAGTTCCACCTGAGATTGTTTGATGTACTACGTAATCTTTCAGCTCGTCTAAAATTATTCTGCTTGGTATATTAATATCAAAATCTTTTATCATGTTTTGCAAGTTCGATATTATAGGCGCTTTTGTGGAGATAGTTGTTTTAAATCCTAAAGTATTTATAATATCTAATTGTGCGTTAGCGGTTTTTTTCTGACGATATATATTTGGATACGACATGTAGTGTAACTGCTGAAGAGTCGCTATGCCTATTGAGTTACTCTCGCAAGACACTAAACAGTTATGATACCAGCGCCCTAGATAGAATAATAAACTCCCGAACCTTGAAGGATCGATTTTATTATTTCTGTATAGTGCTACTACGTTTCTCTCACTGTCCATTACCACTGCACACGAATAGTCTCCTCCGACTCCCTGCGCTACGTCAGCTCCAATAAGATATTTAGTTTCTTTTTTAGGAGCTTCCCATACTTGTAAGCTTCCCTCACTGTTTAAGTCAAAGACGCTTTCTCTTTCGTTGTATTCTCTTACACTGTCTGGATCACTAGGTATGTATTTTCCTAATGCTTCAGTATCAAATACGCCTCTTCCTGTTTGAATAAAACTTTCTTCGGCAGTAAAAGGATACTCTTGACGAAACATCATAGAACCAATTTCACTTACTTTAATTCTTCTCCAGAATAACTGGTCATCTCCAATAGGGTATTTCTCTACTAGCTCTTTTTCGTGACTAGTTCTTTCAAAACCCTCTGGCGCAACCATTTTATATTCATCTTGCAAATACCACGGAACAAATAACGGCACAAAATATCCCTCTTTTTTCTCCGCCTTATTCCATAGCTCGTAATAAACTCCCTGCGCACCGTTTGAAGTACTATTAATAATAATAATGCTTCCCGGAGTTAGCGCAATGGACTGAAATAATCCCGCTAGGACTTTCTCACCGCCTTGAAAAAAAGCAGCCTCGTCACATAGTAAAGCATTATTTGTAGTACCCCTTCCCGGATTATCTGCTCCGGCAGTAAATACTCTATACTTAGAATTATTACTTTGAAATCCCATTTCCCTTACGTTAGACTTATCTAAGATAGGTCTTAAATCGTCAGGAAGATATTCCCAAAAAGTAGTGGACATGGCAAAGATAGATTCTGTGGTCGGCCTATCTAGGGATATAATTACAGCCCTCGTGTTGTTATAGAACAATGCTCTCCAAAAAATTAAGGCAGATGAAATGGTACTAAATCCAGCTTGCCTGTATTTTGAAATAATAAGTCTTACGTACCCTACTTCTTTCATCTGGTTATTAAACTCGTCAATAATAATTTTTTGAGCAGAGTTAATCTTTAATGAAATAAGACCTAGACTAGCATCTTTAGGGTAAATCTTTAAGCAATCTTCTATAAAATCTTTCGGGTTATCTTTCCAGTGTTCCCACTGTTCTCTCTTTTCTAGAGCCTCCTGAAGTTCAGTAATCTCTATCATCTCTTTTCTAGTTAGTTCTGTCATGTTCTCTCTCAGCTTAGAATTAGGTCTGTGCATTACGTGTGATATATTTTAGGTATGGTGTACCCGACTACGATCGCGGTGCCCCCCTCTTTTTTTTTCAGCCTCAGGAGGCGATATGTCTAAATCAGACACACGGTTAATCAAGCCGTTCAACTTTGGTCGCAATGGTAAGCGTACAATTACTATTAACGAAGCTCGTAAAGAGTTCTGCCACATGAGGGATGCAACACGCATTCATCTTGAGGCTAAACAGGAGGCTGGTGAGATACACACTCTTACCCACACCTCTGATGCTTCACAGTATTATGATGTGGAGATGGGTGATGGCCACGGTCACTTCTATTATGCCTACTACAGGCATGACTTAGATACTAGTGTTTTCATCATCTACTAATTTCTACCTAATGGAGGCTTAACACAAGCCTCTATTGAGAAGCAATTAGCAATTGTTTTAGTAATCGTCTTGGCAGAGAGTTCTGTTGTTCTCTCCTTCAATTAGAGCTCTCTCCCAAGATTATTACGCTGTATGGGTGTGCAGTTTCTCACACTGGTTATTGGAGTCTGTATGGACACAATAGGGCTGGCGAGCTTACGCAAAGAGTTTAGTGCACTCTTAAAACTGCACGATGGTGCTTCATTCCGTTTCATTGTGGAGATGGTATTCCACTGTGAAGAATTAGAGGAGGAGTCTTACGATCCTGTTCTATGGAAGGCTGCTGAAAGGGCGGTGTGTATCCTTGAGGAGGCACGTGCTGACATGGGCGATGTCTATCAATGGGGTATGCGTGGTCCTGACAATAGCAGGGCAGTTAGGAATATCAAGTTCCTAACCGAGGCACAGCTGTAATATACAGCGTTAAGCTCTTTCTTTGAGAGGGCTTAGCGAAGTATCCTACAATAAATCCTAAGTAGGTCTACATCTCGCACTAAGCGAAGATACGTTAGGATACTTCATCTTTTAATTATAAGGAGACAGATATGTCTTATATGAAGCACTACGGGGAATACCTCAAAGATAAGGGTTTATTACATAAGCCTAATAACATGCAACATGTTGATAGATATCACGAGGAGCATCCTGAGATGATACCACCACCACCTAAGCCATTAGCAGACAAGGAGTCTGCCGATGACTAAGGTGTTAATAGGTATTAGTGTCTTAATATTTGTTATAGCTGCAATGCTATAAATTGGTAAGAGTCAGCCAATGAGTTAGACTCACAACCGGAGATAGATAAATGGAAACAATTATCTATGTTTCAGTTGGTATCATCGCCTTGATTGGTGTCTACGGTATGTACAAGTTCGTTGAAGTATATACTATGGGCTATAAGGACGACAAGGATGAGTGGCTAGTTATGCCTCATCAAGGTCCTACCAAGCTTACTTTTGAACAGGAGTTTCCTGTTTATAAGTACAAGAGTGGTGATCCACTGGTGATTGACGATTCAGAGCTCGCGCCTTGAATTAGTTAGTTAGCCCTAAGCCTCTACACGAGGCTATGGGCACATTTCGATAAGCTTTCTTTGACAAGAAGGTTTATCGAAGTGTGTGGCACTTCCATCCTGCAATTACGTAGGATGTAAATAGGAGAATTCTCAATGAAGAATTTACCAAAGTTCCAACCGAGTAATATACGGCTTCGTCCGAGAGGCTTAACTCAACCGGGGGCTTATACCTCCTTCGACCTTGTCGGAGTAAGGATAGGCTTAAAGGGGCGTGAAGCATTGCTTCCCGTCCTTCCACAACCGGAGGTGTTAGACTATCGTCACGTTGTTGTTATCACTGCGGTTTGTACTGAAGGCGCTTATGCAGGTCATCGGATTACAAATCAACTAGTGGTAGCTAACTTGGCGCTTCCTTATCATAAGGAGCTCCGAAGCTGTGTAGACGAATGGCAGACGGGATTGTTGAACGCAAAGGGAAAGGGATTTCCATGTTTCATTGCTGTAGCATCAATCTACGACTTGTTCGAAAATGACTGGTGGTTGAGCCTCGTTCCAGGGGCTGAGAGACCAACAACTCCAGACACAACCGAACCGGTTATGACTGACATCAATGCGTTCTTAGGCGAGTTAGCTTAATCGTTTAGGTCCACTTGGGTGGATCGCCTTATCCCCTTCGGGGG